GTCATTGTAATCTTTGTATACTCGGTCGGCAAGACGGCTACACCGCAAAATCATAAAATTACGGTTATAGATTTCTACAGTGGCATCAAGTGTACGGGCACGACCGAATGTCACACTCTTGTACTTTGTGCCTTTGCGGTTGACATGCTCACCTTGCAATACACCATAGGGTGCCGTAAAGTCACTACGACCTTTTGCGTAAGCATACACAGCATCACTAATTTGTTGGCTGTTCATTTCAGTTTACCCCAAATAACCCAATGTAAAATTTTATGGACAATAAATGCACATGGTATTGTAAATAGTCCGATCTGCAATGCATCATAATTAGTTCTATTTGATTGATTAAACTCAACCACAAAACCAATTAAAGCGCCAATTGAAATTATGGTAGCAAGTAAATAATATGCTCTACGCATAATTCCAAATATTTTTTCTAGCATCACTTGACTCCAAAAGTGTTAAGAGCAGGTTGCATTGTGTTAATCAGTTCGGTCTCACGTGCATGAGCGGGCTTCTTACCGCGCACAACCTCGACAACGCCGAATACGAAACGCTCGGCACCACGCTCACGCAATGCACGGCTCAGACCCCAATCTTTGTTCTCGGCGAGGGCCCGTTGCATGTGCTTTTGCATACGACGGCGAAGGGTACGAAAAACATTACCCTTAAAAGACAATGCGGTCAGTCCGATGTATACCTCACGGGTCACTACATCCTCGATGTAGTAGATGACCTGATTACGATCGGATCTGCGCTTACGTTGTGTTTTCAGCATATTTGTATTATATGCCCAAACGGATTTATTGTCAACCTTTTTCTAAGCCAATTTTCAGGACATTTTCAAGCAGTTTTTGTTGTTTTTGTGCAACATCCCGTTCCCATGGAAAGTTGGCCCACACTTCGGGGGTGATTTCTTTGTTTTTCATATTGTGAAATTTTCCGTCCCAGTATATACCGATCCTAGACGCTTTTAAACGCCCCGCATGCACCTGATTCAGGTGAATTAGCTCATGTATCAACGGGACAATAATTTCTTTGCTAGAGAGTGTTTCCTCAAGCCTCAGGCGACTTTTAAAACGTGGATCCAGTAGTAGTTCCCCATATAGACTTTTCAGACTACGAAATTCAACCTCAATATATTCAGGAATGTCAATCAAGGTTGACACAATATTAATAATGTTGGTGACTACTAACTCTCGGTCCCTATCGAAACGATCACCTGCATAGATAAATCTAATCATCTAGTATTTACATGCAGGGACCGTTTCCACTTTTGAAACCAATTTCGCCACCTTCTTCTTTGATTCGCTTTAACACATCCTCAAACAAGATAGGACGAAAGTCTATTTGCTCCACACAAACACAATGGTACCTTACATCATTCTCTGTACTGTAAAGTATTTGTCCTGTCTTTGCATCAACTCCACGTGCCTTCTTTACACGATTCGCATGTAAATGGCCGTGAATGTTAACACCAAAGCGACCCAATGATGCTTCATGTACAGGAACATGACTTAAGATCATTCCATTCATAACATGATAGGCTCTAAGTTCACGAAAGTATTGTGTGTACTCGGTATCCCTAAAAATGTCGTGGTTACCTCGAATCAAGACCTTATCACCATTGAGGCGGCTAAGTGTTTTGAATGCTCGGCGGTTAATGATTACGTCACCAAGATGGTATACTTTATCTGTCGGCTTAACAGTCTCGTTCCAAGCCTTGACCATTGCTTCATCCATTTCCGTAGGATCGTCCCATGGGCGCAACTTAGTCCCATCGTCACGTAAAAATCTACAGACGCCGGCGTGGCCGAAGTGAGTGTCACTCACTAAAAATACTGAGGGCATTTTACTCTCCTATGAGTTTATATTATAACTGATTTGGTAATTATTGTCAAAGTTTAGCAACTATCGAGTCAGTCATATAGTCTGCCAACTGTATATCATTTTCTGTTAAAATTTGAATTTTCTTTTCTGTCGGAATGTCTATCCAGTTTTCACGCAATGCACCTTCATCGGATAAGGTAAAATAATCTTTGCTGTTAGGTGCAATGAAAATTTGATTTGGTCTAGTGATAATAGATTCTACCCAGGGAATTGTGTTTAGTTCTAAATTCCATTTATCAATATATTTTAAAAATTGAATTTGTGATCCATGAACATCTTTTTCTATGAACCTATAACTCATGATATCAAAAACTTTACTTGTAGACATTAAAAAGTGATCACGTATTGCTACATGTTTTTTATTGTCTAAGTATGATTTTTGTATTGTTAATCCAGACACATGAAGCGTATCCTCTTCGGGTTCCGTTATAATATCAGGTATTCTATATGGTGCTACTCTACTTATAATATCAGGTCTACTATCAAAAACAGCATCATATTTTACTGTTTGTTCTCGCAACTTTTTATAAGGCAATAAATTAAAATTTAACCAACCTGATCCATTCCAAGATGTGTAAAATCGATCATCTACTGGGACTAATATTGCTTTGACTAAATTTTGTCCTTCAAAACTTTTTTCTATGTCTGTCATTCTTACGCCTGATTGCTGCCATGTAGAGACATAATAATCAACGTTTTTTGCTATTGAATTATAAAAATCAAAAACCGCAGGTGCAAGATAATACCAAGTACGCATGTGCCCACGTAAGAATACAGCAATATGATTCATCATAATTTGTTTTTTATAATGTAATCATGTAAATATTCGGCCCACAATTTATGACCGTATTCATTTGGATGCCAAATTAACATAACTTTATTGATATCATTATTTGCTTGCTTTAATAGATAATGGTGGGTCGTGCTTATTTCTTCATCATCTTTATTTAAGAACGCTACACTATCTATATCATTCCAAAGTTTTCTATCGGCAGGTAGAACTGTTTTAAAGCCCTTTTCTTTATATTTTTTATCATCCCATGAATGTATTGGTTCTAAATAGTGATGATAAAAAGCTTGATGCATTACGTATCTAATCTTTAAATGCTTTAATAAAACTTGTGTCCTATATACATCATGTATCCATCTTCTAATGAAATCTTTTTCTCTCCAAAAATGTCTTACATATAATTTAAAAAACTGATCCCACTCCGGGTCAGCGTGTTTTCTCTCAGCACTCCATGGACCCAACTCTAAATAAAATTCTTGGTCTTTTTCATTATTTGTGTAGAACTCTCGTCTTTCAGGGCTTGACCATCCTATTGAAATAAAAAGATCACTAGTATCTCTGCCACCAGTATAACCTTCATCACTGAGCCATTGAATTAAAACTCGTATGATAGCTTCATTACTGTACGCTGGCTTACTTAAATCAACAATTTCAGTTGCGTTTAATTTTTCTCCCAATAAAGAAAGATATCTATGTTTTTCTCTGTATGCCATGTTTATGGGCTTTATCTGTCGCCAATAGTTATCACCCTCTAATGTCATAATCGGAGTAGGTTCTTCTTGAGGATCAACTAACTCTGCTCCCCAACACCAACTATCACCACAACCTATTAATCGCATCTCATTCCTTTAATTTTATCTACGTAGTCACTACATATAGCCATGCATTCTACATCTAATATATTGTTTAATGACTTATCTATATACTCTGGCATGACCATAATACTATTACGGGTTAGTGGTTTGCCTGGCTGTGTCCATATATCACCTTGACTTGTTAGTACACAACTATCACTTTCATGCCAAAAGAAATTTAACAATTTATTTGCGCCCATGACATACAGTGCGTCTAAGTTTTTAGCATGTAGCCATAGATTAGGTTGTTCTAAGAATTCATATCTTACTTCGTAGTCGGGACGATCATGTCCTAGAAACCACTTGTTATTTACATACCAAACATCAACTTCACAATGATAGCCTTTACTCAATGCTAGTTCTATTTGTTGCGGTCTATTTTCTAAGTTAACATTAGGTCCGTTAAACAACCCTCTATGTGCTATGTATATCATAATGTTTTTAATATCTCCCAAGTTTGCTTGTACCCATTTTTTATATCATAAACTTGACCATTAAAATGATTAATTACATCCGCTAATGGTTTATCAATGCCGCTTGGATATATTCTATCTGCAAAAAATTTTATATCGTGATCTCCACTATCTTCGCAAATTAAATCATAACATTGACTTTTGTTGCAATTCTTAAGTGTGATATCAAGACTTACCATACCACCTTTAAATACCTCAAGTCTAGGAAAAGTTCTAGTAATTTGTTTTATGATTCTATTGCGTTCTCCATTAAACATATCCCATTCATAATAGTTTTTTCTTTCTTCTTTGTTTGCATTTCTACCTACTGTAGATATATTTACACTACCGTGTCTATACTCAATGTGTCCGCCAAATTTATATGGATATATAGATGTATTAATAATTTCTTCTATGAAACTTAATTCATTTGGTTTTAAGTTAAGTTGATTAACTCTTGTTTCGGTTCCATCAATCCAAATGCTATTTCCTAAACAGTTAAAACTAATTTTAGCTTTATCAAATATTTCTTGTCCAACTTGATCAATAGTTTTTTCTTTATTGCTACCGGTAACTAGATAATAGGTCTTATCAGAAGACCAATTTAAAAACCAATTTTTAAAGTCAGGATCAATGGTCTCGCCTATGTTACAAAGAACACCATCCACATCAAAAACATAATTCATACGATATATTTATCCTGAGAGTTACCGGGCACTTTGACACAAACAATAACGCAATCCTCATGAAAGATAGGATCTGCAATCTCATTTGGATATACTATAAATGTGTCTCCGGCTTTTAAATGAATCCCGCACATTGTCATACTACCAGAAATTAATACATTGTATTCAGTTCCTAATTTATGATAATGCGCGGCCCACTTTTCATCTTTAAGATGGGTTACAATACCAACTTCAAAGTCTTTTGTCTGCAATAGACTTTGTACAAAATCGCCTATAATCCAACCACGTTTATGGTCGCTTAGTTTTCCTACTTTCATATAATTTTAAATCCTGTGGTGTGCCTACAAAATGAATCATTGATTCAGATATCTTATGTATGCCAATTTTCTTACCACATTGAATTAATCCATTATATGTGGGTGCGATGTAATATTCTGGATCTGATGTATCTATTAATTCTTTTGCTGATGATACAAAATCATATCCGTGTTTCCAATAATGTAAGCCTGTTAGTGCATGATTGCTAATTACCTTTTTTTCAGCAAATCGTATCACGTTTCCGAAATCATCTACATCCACATAGCTATGTTTGGGATCGTCACTTCTAATGGTTACTACTCCGGCGTCAAATTTTCTAAGTTCAGATAAAGCTTGATTACTATCCCATTCCATAATTTGATCGCAATTAGCGACAAACAATTCTTCATTCGTGTTTATATATTTTTCAGCCAATAGAACTGATGTGGCGGATCCGGATGTATAGTAATCTATATAAATTAATATACAATCCGGAACTATATTTTTTAATAAATTTTCTATCTCTTTTAAAGAGTCTTGTAATATAAAAATGTATCGACCATTAATTTGCAGGGACTCAACTGCCCTAATAAGCATGTGCTTGTTATCAACTTCAATTAATGGCTTTGGTAATTCGTATCCTGCTTGACTAAATCTAGAACCTTTACCTGCCGCAGGTATAACTATATTCATTATCAATAACGTAGTTTATTTGGTTTCTCATGAATATAGATTTTTTTTAGATACTCTCTACCGACATGGCCTTCTTCTATCTCCTGCAATGCAGTCAAATGATGCCCGTGCTTACTGTCAATCTTTGGTTTAAAGCCTCTACGCAATTCACGTTGTCTAATAGAGGCAATCAACACCAAGTCATAACGATTACCTATTTGATTAACTGCTTTTTCGCTACTTATACGTGACATTATAATCCTTTATATGGAGCGGGTGAAGAGGTTCGAACTCTCGACATTTACCTTGGCAAGGTAACGCTCTACCAACTGAGCTACACCCGCATTAACTTGGAATCATTTTTGGCAAATAAGGAACAGCCCTAGGACCGTGTCGTTGTTGTAGTAAGAGTTTTGCTTCTTCAGCGTTGTTTGCGCCGACTCTATCTTTAAACTCTTTACCATTAACTCTTATTGTTGCCTCAAATAATTTCATAACATTATTTATTATTGGTGGATCGTGACGGGTTCGAACCGCCGACCTACGCCTTGTAAGGGCGCCGCTCTACCAACTGAGCTAACGATCCAATATTTCATTTACGAATTTCTTGCTCTTTTTCTATTTGATCAAAAGCCTCGTCCAATGCTTGTTCATCTTCCTTAACTTTCGGATCATCCGTTAAATCTCGTCCAAAGATAGCATCCCAACGATTTGCGTATTCTTCTTGAGACACACTAAAAGGTCTTGGACTACTACCTTTGCCACTCATTTACCTTGTCCTCTATATTTCTTGTATGTGATCTTTTGTGTTTTACACATTGAACTAGTTTTGGGACTAGAACCACCTTGACTAGTTTTCTTTACAACTCTTTTTCTTTGTTCTTTTGATGCTGCCATTATTTCCTCATTTAATTAATTGGTCGGGGTGGTGGGATTCGAACTCACGACCCTCTGCTCCCAAAGCAGATGCGCTAACCAGGCTGCGCTACACCCCGAATAACTGGTTGCGGAGGACGGATTCGCACCGCCGTTCTCTAGGTTATGAGCCTAGTGAGTTACTTCTTCTCCACTCCGCGATAATATTTATAAACTAGAAACATACTCATAATTTACTGTTTCACCATTTTCTCTAAAAACAATAGCACCGTTCTTCAAATGAAATCTACGTGCCATTTCTGTTTTTGGACTTAATGTGATGAAACGTGTAATATGAGGTTTGTTATCTTTAATATATTTTACACTTTCAAAAATTAATTGTCTACCTGCTCCGGGCTTATAACTCCATATAGTATAAAAGACCGCTGTATCAGGTTGACCAGATACTTGAAACAATTCACCTTCAGAAGTGGGAATTGTATTTTGATAACTTACACAAGTGATTGCTGTGACACTATCATCCTCTCCACGCATAACAAAAATATCTTTGTTATCACCGATTCTATCAATATGTGGAATATGCGGACGAACAGGATCTTCTGACAAGAATTTTAAAAAATTATCACTAAGAGTCTTAATTAAATCTAGCATTATTTACCTGTGTGTTAACTGATTGGTGGAGGATAACGGGATCGAACCGATGACCTTTAGCTTGCAAAGCTACTGCTCTCCCAGCTGAGCTAATCCCCCATTAAATTTTGGTGCCCCAGAGGAGACTCGAACTCCTAAAATTTGGCTTCTAAGACCAACACGTATACCAATTCCGTCACCGGGGCATAAATCTATTTATGTGTATTATAGCGTACTATTTTATAAATGTAAAGTGGAGCGGGTAGGGAGAGTCGAACTCCGCGATCTTCAGCTTGGAAGGCTGCTGGACGCCCCTTGTCCTGTCTACCCGCGTAAATTTATTTATCTGGTGGTCAGGGGGATGCTCGAAATCCCACATTCCTCCTTATGAGGGAGGCTCTACTTCCTCTTAAGATACCCGACCATATTGAAACACACTCACCACCAAGGCATTTCCGGAATCAGCGGCTGGGATTTGAACCCTTATTCTTTGAAGAATGTGCTTCAATATGGCGACCCATTGTGGGGCAGGTTTCGAAACTGCCATCTGTCTGCGTTCTTCCACTAAACTAACGCCAGGTGACTGACGTATGGGATTCGAACCCATGCTTCTCTCATTTTGCCATTAAACTACCACGGGTCGTCGGAGTCATGACTTCCGACTATAGTAAAAGTTAATTACTCTTTCACCATATTGAAACACACTGCTGAACAATCGACAGTATTCCTAAACAATCGTTAGGATCAATGTGCTTCAATATGGTGCCCCAAGAGGGATTTGAACCCTCAGAATTCGGATTTTGAATCCGACACGTATACCTGTTCCGTCATCGGGGCAAATGAATTTGTTAAGTGCCTGACACCACATACATTGTCAGCATTATCTGTAAATTATCGGCCGTACAGTTATGAGTATTACTACTCTTAGGGTACGTTAGTAATAGTCACTACTTAGGGCCTGCTTTCACGTACCAGGCTCGCTGTACCTTTTCTCATTATGTGCCCATAATGGATTTCGTAACATCTAACGCACTTAACAAAACTTGGTAGGGCATCTAGGGCTTGAACCTAGTTCTCTCTGCTTAAGAGGCAGGACTTCACCATCAAAGTTTATACCCTATAAATTGGCTCCGCATCTGGGTAACGATCCCAGCTAGTCATTGATTAACAGTCAAGCCCGTGCACCATGCTCGGGTTCTGCGGAATAGAAAATAACAGGATGCATTTTTGCTTTTTTCCAGAAAGTAAAAATAAAGTTGCTGTTAGCATCCTCTAACTTGGCGCACCGTAGGGGACTTGAACCCCTGGCCTCATGCGTGACAGGCATGCGATCTAACCAACTGATCTAACGGTGCAATAACTTGGTGGAGTGTACTGGGATCGAACCAGTCGTGCCAGAGGCGCCGGATTTACAGTCCAGTGCATCACCATTGATGCTTCCACTCCTAAACTTTTATATCAATATGTTTACCCTTAGCATCATCTTTTTGTTGTTCACCTCTGATACTATAAGGCATATAAGAACTTTCAATGACTGTTAATACTCGCTTGTTACTCTTGTCCACTTCAGTGATATATTGTTTGGTAACAATATTATCACGGGCCCAATGAGTAGAAGTTTTAACTGTTTCAACAATCATAATGTATTTAATACTGGTACTCGGTACGGGAATCGAACCCGTCTTTCCAGCGTGAAAGGCTAGCGTCCTAAACCGATAGACGAACCGAGCAAATATACCATATTGAAACACACTCGACGGAGTAGCACCGTCCACCATTGCTCCATACGGGGCAAGGCTGCACCTTCTGCCAGGCTTGTACTTTGCCTTGAATGTGTTTTAATATGGTAGGACGTATTGGGTTCGAACCAATGACCTATCGGTTAAAAGCCGAGTGCTCTACCAACTGAGCTAACGTCCCAAATAAAACCAATAAACTTTTAAAGAGCATTACCGATTTCTCAGCGTATGCACTTATTATATACTAAGTAGGAATTATTGTCAAGAAGAATGTCGGCTACTCGCACTACCAAGCCCCGACATGGGTGTAAGGTTCCGTCCTACTTGTCTCCATATGGACAGTCAAGTTCTGCCCCACGATAT